CTGCATTACAGGCAGAAACAATTACATTAGCTACACTCAAGTCTGTTACAGCAGCGTCTACTGACTTTGCTGACTTCCAATCTAGAATCGCTGCTCTATAAGTAAATGGCAATTCCTACCTCTAAAGCTGAATTAAAAGAATACGCTCTTCGTAGACTGGGCAAACCAGTCTTGGAGATCAACGTGTCTGATGATCAAGTTGATGATGCTATTGATTATACTATACAAAAGTTTCAACAGTATCATTATGATGGTGCACAACGTTGCTACTTAAAGCATAAGGTTACACAGGATGTCATAGACAGAAGTGAATCAAATACAACTTCTACTTCTAAAGCAGGAAATGATACATGGTTAGAAGGCAATGGTTATATAGAAATCCCAGATCACATCCTATCGATTGAAGGGATTTTTTCTTTTACAGATAAAGGCACATCAAACATGTTTGATATTAGATATCAGATGCGTTTGAATGACTTGTATGATTTTACATCTACACAGTTTTATCATTACTACATGATACAACAACACCTTTCTACCATTGACTTTTTGTTAGAAGGTATTAAACCAGTAAGATATCATTCAGTGCAAGACAGATTATATCTAGATTTTGATTGGCCACAAGACGCACAGTTAGATCAGTATATAGTTATCAAAGCATGGAGAGCATTAGATCCGACAACATGGACAGAGATATACAATCAGATGTGGGTTAAAGATTATGCCTCTGCTAAAATTAAAAAGCAATGGGGACAGAATCTAACAAAATTCCAAAGCGTGCAGATGCCAGGTGGAATAACTCTTAATGGTGAGATGATTTACAATGATGCAGTAGAAGAGTTAAAAAATCTAGATGAGCAACTACGCACCACTTGGGAAACTCCACCTCTAGACATGATCGGATAACATGGCACTCAACACATTCTTTACACAGGGGACTACTGGCGAGCAGAATTTAGTCGGTGACTTAGTTACTGAGCAAATTAAGATGTTCGGTAAGGATGTATATTATATTCCTAGGACTATTGTAAAGAATGATGACACATTTGGTGAGGACACCTTAAGTAAGTTTGAAGGTGCATTTTTAATAGAAGCATACATTGAAGATGCCTCAGGATTCCGTGGCGACGGAGATATGTTTAGTAAGTTTGGTGTAAGAATATCAGACCAAATTACTTTTATAATATCACGCACAAGATTTACAGAAGCAGTAGATGATAACGCACAATTAATTGTAGAGGGTAGACCAAACGAAGGTGATTTAATTCACTTCCCTATGGCAAACAAAACTTTTGAGATACAGTTTGTTGAGCATGAAGTGCCATTCTACCAGTTAGGTAAAGTGCATGTATGGGGTTTGCGTTGTGAGCTATTCGAGTACAGCGACGAGGATATCGATACTGGTGTTGCTGCTGTTGATCAGATTGAAGTTGACTTCTCTGTTGCAGTTACAGTCAACTTTGCAACAGGTGGCAGTGGTGACTTTACAGTTGGAGAAGTAGTTGCAGGTGGCACATCAAATGTTACAGCAGAGGTTAAGTCTTGGGATTCCACAACCAGACAACTTCAAGTCTACAACAGGTCGGGTATATTTACGATTCCCGAAACTGTTACTGGCCAAACATCTGGAGCTGCTTGGACTTCTGCATCATACAATACACTAAATAATACGAGCAGTGAATTCGATCAAAATTCTGCGTTTGAATCTAACGCTGATGGTATCCTAGACTTTAGTGAGGGCAACCCATTTGGTGAATTCGGTAACAAAGGAAGTAGTCTCTAATGCTAGGCACATATTCATATCACGAGATTTTTAAGAAGACAGTTATCGGTTTCGGTACTCTGTTTAATAACATAGAGCTTAGACGCACGTCTGGATCTAAAACTGAGGTAATGAAAGTGCCTCTCGCTTATGGTCCTAAACAAAAGTTTCTTGCTCGTCTCGCACAACTAGGAGATCTAACTACAAAAGATAGGACACAGATAACATTACCTAGAATATCTTTTGAAATAGGAGCAATACAATACGATCCCACAAGAAAATTATCACCAACTTCATATATAAGACACACAAGTGGAGATAAAACCAATAAAGGTTTTATGCCAATTCCTTATAATGTTAACTTTGAATTGGCAATTCTATCTAAGAATCAAGATGATGCCTTGCAGATTCTTGAGCAAATTCTTCCACACTTCCAACCTAGTTTCAATATTACAATGAATCTAGTTGCTGAGCTGGGAGAAAAAAGAGATTATCCAGTCACACTTTTGAGTGTGGAATATGATGATCAATATGAAGGTGACTATGACACACGTCGCACACTGATATACACCTTACAGTTTGTCGCAAAGACTTACCTATACGGACCTGTCGCTGACAAAACAGGTGAAGTTATCACGAAAGCGATTGTTGATTATGCAACCGATGCTAAGGTTACCGCTCCTAGAGAGGTACGTTACACAGTTACACCTGATCCTGTTGACGCAGATCCAGATGATAACTTCGGATTTAATGAGCTTTACAGTGAGTTTACAGATGGAAAGTCCAGAAACCCAGTCACAAACACAGACGAGTAAGTTTGACGGTATAGCTGACGCAATGGATGTGTCAACTGATATCATCAAACCCCCTTTGGCGAAACCAGAAGTCGTGGAAACGGCGACTAAGGATCAGCTCAAAAAAGATTATGAATATACTCGTGGTAATCTATACTCTCTTATCGATAAAGGACAAGAGGCTGTAGATGGTATATTGGAATTAGCACAAGAGTCAGACCAACCTCGTGCGTATGAAGTTGCAGGTCAGTTAATTAAACATGTAGGTGATGTTGCTGACAAGTTAGTAGACTTACAAAAGAAAGTTGCTGACATAGAAGCACCTAAGAAAAAAGAGGTCAATACCACAAACAATACCATGTTTGTAGGTAGCACAGCAGATCTCGCCAAGTTTCTAAAGCAGCAACGAGATAAATAGAAAAGTAGGAGAATCTTTACCCATGTCAGTATTAAATGTAATTGACACCCAAACAGTATCAGGTAGTGGCACCAGCTACATCGTGGTTAAAACTGGTGTCTTGAGATGTCTTGCGACATCTGCGTCTTCGATTCAAGTCGATGGCGGTCCCGCTATTACTTTGGTTGCCAATGAAGCATTATTAATTTCATGTGGTAAAGCAAAGAGTGCTAAGATTGCAGCAGCAACAGACGCTGCAGCAATGGTAGTCACCGCTGAGGGATACTCAGGTGGTGGTCGTCACACATTCAGCGTTGGAGATTTTATCCAGACAGTTGATGGTGGTGACACAGATGGATTCACATCCGATTTCGAGACTGCAGCATCTGCAGGAAAGAAAGTTACAGCAGTAACATCATCCACTATTACTACAGATTATGATTCATCAGCAGCAAGTGCAGACTATGCACTCAGTGCAGCAGACGCAACTGCAGGCACTGTGCCACTCATCCAAAGAACAGTCAAACTCACAGCAGGAAGTGCAAACGTTATCGTTGAGACAGTCCAGATTGTCGGAGGATAATCCATGCCCGCCGTCTCCAAAAAACAACAAAGATTCTTCGGGATGGTTAGACAAGCTCAGAAAGAGGGTCAGGCGAAAGCTTCCTCACCTGAGGTTGCCAGAGTTGCTTCCCGCATAAAAAAATCCGATGCGAAAGACTTCGCATCTACAAAACACAAAGGTTTACCTGAGAAAAAGAAAATGAATGAGGAAGGTTACGATCATTACAGAGACAACATCCTTATGAAAGGTGGAGACCATAGGTCAAAGGAGACTAAGAATAGGTCTTATACTCCTAGTAAACCTATGAAAGGTAAGACTGCTGCACAAAAAGCAGCGAAAGGTAAATCTGCACTAGAGATAGTGAAAAAATCTATTACCGACAAATATGGAAAAGGTGCCATTATGAATTTAAAAAAAGAAGGGACTGCCTACGGCATCTATAAAGGTGACGGTAAGATGAAGATTGGTGCAAAGAAAAAAGAAGATAAGAATAAGCAAGAAGTAAAGGCAGTGCCTGCTGATACTATGGAAGGTATGTATGATATTGATCCTAAGACTGGTAAGTCACCTGTAGCATCTTCAGTTGAAAAAGGAAACAAAAAGACAGGTGATAAGAGACTTAGACATTTTGCTAAACTTGCAAAGAAAATGGTAGGAGAGGCAAAGGTAGATAAAGGTCGTAGCGATTACGGTAAAGCATCTATTAGAAACTACAGGAGAAGCGGACCTGGTCATGATGATCCTGGCATGTTTGATCCTGAGGGTAAGAGAGGCAAGACTATTGAGAAACGTAGAGAAGAGCACAAAGCACGTCGTGGTGTGAAAGGTGCTAAGGTGCCTGCATACAAGGTTGAAGAAAAAGATACCTCAGCAATGAAAAAATTTCTTGATGATAAAGCAAAGAAATTAGAGAAGAAAAGAAATGCACAATCTGATGCTGCCAAAAACAATCCTGCTTTTGATAGCACTTCACCTAGAAGTAGATCATATGCAGGTCTACAACTAAGTGGTGATAGTAGAGTTGGTAAACTATTAGAAGGTCTAACAGCGAAAGAGCGTATGAAAAGAGACGCAGGTGCTATCGCTAAGAAAAAGATGAGACAGAAAGAGCATAACAAATATGTTAATTTCTTAGATGTTGATGAAGCATTACATCCTAATGTAGCAAGAAATGATGCTATTAATAAGGCAAATGCTATGAAGCGTGCAAAGGAGAGGGAAGCATCTAAACCTTCTGCTGATGTAATTGCTGCTAGAAAGCGTCAGTATAAAGGTGGTAGTGACTATACTACTGCTGACAAAAAGAAAGTTATTCAGTCTTATAAGAAAGAAGAGACTATCCTAGAAACACCAAAGGGTGACGCAGGAAAAGACACACCAACTAAACAGGCAGATAGAGCTGCTCGTAGTTATGGTAGTGGTTACGGTGCAAAGTATAATGCTCCTGCTCGTAAGACTATCCATAAGATGAAGAGAGGAGTCAAGAAGTATAAGGGTGAGAAGGAAAATAATGATGGGTCTACAAAGATGACCAACTTCATTGATGATAGAAAGTCTCACTTCCATACACAAGGTAAGTCTTATGATGAGCCTTCAAGGAAGAAGATGAAGAAAGAAGAAGTTGCAATTTCTGAAAAAATAAAGTATGATAGTAAAGGATCTTCTATGGATTACTTCCTAGGCAAAGATCCAAAGAAGACAAAATACTATAAAGATAATAAGAAAAAGAATGAATCTAAATCATCTTGTGAATGCAAGCATGAGTCATTCTCCGATTTCTTAAAGGAAGGTAACGCCACTGGTCGTATGCTGCAAAAGTCAAAAACTCAGGTCACAGGGCACATCAGTGCTGACAGGGGGTCAGACGAAAAAAAGAATCAATCCAAGCGTAAAGGCTTGGAAAAAGATCTAAAGAAGCATGGGATCGGACACAAAAAAGGTGTAGGTGAATACAAGTATGACAGTGGAGAAACTGGTCGTGAAGTGTCCTATCAGACCTCAAAACCTGATAAGATGTCTAAACGTCGTTTTGGAAAAGTCATGCGACGTCTAGGACGTAAGCACGGACAAGAGTCTGTGATTACTAAAGACAAGGATAAACCTGCAAAGTTACACACTACCGAGAAAGGAAGCAAGCAAAAGTCTGAGACACTAGGTAAGTCTAAGGCAGGCAAACACCCTAAGGGGTATGGAGAAACTTCTGGCACTAAAGTCAGGAGTGCTAAGTTACCTAAGAAAACAAACAAATCATCTTATCACTATGGCTGAGCACAAAACCGATAAAAACGGATACGGAGTTTGGTATTGTATGTATTGTGGATTCACTGCACCGCAAGGGCATTGGAGACCTA